TACTACTGGCGTTGTAGTTGTTACTACTGGAGCAGTTACTACTGGCGTTGGTGTTGTTACTACTGGAGCAGTTACTACTGGCGTTGGTGTTGTTACTACTGGAGCAGTTACTACTGGCGTTGGTGTTGTTACTACTGGAGCAGTTACTACTGGCGTTGGTGTGGTAGTTGTTGAATTAGCAGCCGCAGCAGCAGCCGTAGCAGCAGCCGCAGCAGCAGCCGTAGCAGCAGCCGCAGCAGCAGCAATCGCGGCAACAGCAGAACTACTATATGCGGTTATTGAACTTCCAGAATCAATATTTGTAATTAACCCTGATGTACCATCATTTATTGTATAAGTATAGGACATTTTATAGTATATATTATATATATATTACATAATAAATATTTGATTTTTATATTTTTCCTAAATTGATAAATACACCCTTAAATATTTATAATTAGACTCGCTAGATTTTCGTGGCAAATATGATTTTATTATTGTAAATTATGTAGAAGTAATAGCGTGTGAACTAATTTTATAACTGTTGCCGTCGGCAGTCACTATAACATCACCTGGTCTTAAATTAGGATTATCAAGTACAATTGTTGTTGCCCCTACTGTAGCCGCGACAGGAACATTAACATTTGTAGCAGGAACACCCGATGTTATTAATGCTTGTTTTGCAGATTCTGCTTCAGCTACATTTGCGGCAGCATCATCAACTTTCCTTTGTGTCGTACTTACAACTGGTGTAAATCCTTCAATAATAAAGCAATTCCAACATATCGTGGAAATTACTAAAACAAATAATAATATCAAAAATATTGAAAAAGGTGTTAATTTAATATTCATTCACTTATAAACTATATGTGTAAAAAAAATTGATTATTATCCAGTTTATTCTATATTTTAACATTGAATATAAATATAGAAATGTCTAAATCAACTAAGAAGCGAGAACCTGCCAAATTATTAGAATTAATATATGATAACAAAAATAAATATGAAATTTGTATTGATGAAGTTGGACGAGGTTGTCTTTTCGGAAAAACATATATCGCTTGTGTTATTTTACCTAAAGATGGTTCTTTCGACGGTAAAGATATAAAAGATAGTAAAAAATTTTCGTCTAAAACCAAAATCAAAGAAGTGTCAGAATATATTAAAGACCACGCAGCTTATTGGTGCGTAGAAGCCATTGATTCCAAAATCATCGATGAAGTGAATATATTACAAGCAGTAATGATTGGTATGCATAATTGTATAAAAAAAGCAATTGATGAATTTATTTCCATCCATGACGGAATAAATGAAACAATGGCCATTATCGATGGTAATTATTTTAAACCTTACCGCTGGTTTGATAAGGAAAAAGAAGTCATCAGCGAATTACCATTCGTAACAATTGAACAAGGTGATGCTAAATATATGGGTATTGCGGCCGCCAGTATATTAGCAAAAGTAGCTCGTGATGATTATATCGTTGAATTATGTTCTCAATATCCCGAATTATCTTTATATTATGGTCTAGATAGTAATATGGGGTATGGCACTAAAAAACATTTGGAAGGAATACAAGAACACGGTATTACCCAATGGCATCGTCGTAGTTTTGGAATATGTAAATCATTCACCGATTCAGAAATAAATCATCTCACTGTAACAACAAATGTCTAGGATATAACTGGCTATAAGTCTTTATTTTTTTATCAGTATCTAACCCGATAAACATACAATATTTTAATTTTTGACTGGAAACTATTTTTCCGATATACCAAATGAGTTCGTTATCTTGTATAGGTATTGGATAGCACTTCATTTTATTATGTAGGATACCTTTATTTTCATCTGCATTTAGAATTGACTTTAAATAAACCGAATGGTTCTCGGATTCTTTACACCGATGAAGATTTAAAATGGGACAACCCTCTATAGGAGGGTTGCCTTTTAATTCATTTATCGGTAACGTTGCCCTTAAATCTCTATTGAGACGCCCGGCGGGCGTCCCATTATAAATATTCAAGGGTGTATAGAATTCCATAAAAGATTTTTTCAATGGCATATATTCGATATCTAACACCATATTTTCACAATAATATTTATAATTATCTAAAACCGATTGGAATGTACTAGCATCGGTATTATAAAACATCAAAATATTCATACTGGTAGTTCTCATTGTTTTATGATCTATATTACAATAATATCCAATAATCGAGAACTCATAATCTAAATAATAATCATATACTGATTTTTGTAAAAATAAGTGATCCCAATTGGTTTTCGTTTTTATCCCTTCTTTTGCTATGTTATAAAAATGATAAGCTAGTTTATAATGTTTTTGTTCTCGATAATATTTTATAATTTTATAAAGGTTCTCGATTCTTTGTTCGTCTTTATGAAATGCTTCCAACCAATAATAGATAGCATTCGGCGTATCATTCAATGATTCATAACAATTACCAATGCTATAATAACTATGCCATACTTCTTCATACCAACCACCTTGTAATATTCGTTTATGATATATTTCAATTGCCTTTTCATATTGGTCTGAATCTCGATAGCTATTCGCCAAATAAAATAAATATCTGGGTTCATTCGGGTTCTCGATTAATCCTTGTTCTAATAATCGAATATCACGTAAGAATTTATCTTGTTTCGCACCACCGTCACCAATATCCTTAATAAAGATTTGGTTTTTTTCTATCGTAATACTGGTACTATTTTTTGGTAAATTTAAATATTCGTGAGTGACACCCCAGTATGATAATCCTTTCTGATTTTTTATGAGCCGAATATTTTTATAAAAAAAAGATGGAGAACCTTGATATAAATAATACGCATCCAATGATAACGTATTTTTGAATTCTTGTATATCCATTGTTTCATCTATTTCGAGAACCATATCAGCATCTAATAATAAAATATAATCCACATTTGGTAACTCGGAACACTTTTGTAATGCAAATGTACGATTATATGCAAAATCACGGAAAGGTTCTCGAATAATGACACCTTTTATATTTTGTTTGACGAAAAAGTTCTCGATAATTTCAATCGTATTATCGGTACTGCCAGTATCACAAATACAATAAGAATCTATCAGTCTTTCTACTGATTTCAATAGTCTGGTAATGATTTTACTCTCATTTTTTACAATCATATTTAGACATATTTTGGTCATTTCGAGAACTTTGTATAAATGTTCTCAAATATTTATATATTTTATTATTCTATCAATAATATTTTCGATGGATATAATAACTATATAAAGAAAATGGCTTTTACTAGATTTCACGATGATCCAAATAGAATACAAAAACGATTAGAAGAGAGTACCTTTATTGGTAGATATCGATTAAATACACCTGGACAAGGATTAGACTTACCATTTATGGAAGACCCGAATATACGGTTACAACATTGGGGTGCAAATATGAGAACCAATACTGTTGCTTTAGAAAGTGATTTATTTGGTTTATCTAGACGTTTGAATAGAGATTTAGTAGATGTAAATGATTATAGTAGATATGCAGTGGCTACGGGTTCTCAATCTTATAGAAGTTCTCAACCATTTATAGAAGAAAGTCGTACAAGTCATCCAGCGTGGATGTATAAAGATTTAGAACAAACTCGATGGGAGAACCCTTTTTTAAATCCGCAAAATGGTATTGAATTAAATTTTCAACATAATGTCCAAACTAGAATTTTAGAGAAAGATGCATTTATACCGAAAGTGCCATATGTAGAAGGTATCAAACCAACTGATTATTATTTATATGGGAAAATATAGATGAAAAATAATAATTTATAGGTTCTCGATTTATTCAATTTATTTTAGTTTTGGAGTACGAAAATATTATATAAATGTATTATAATTATATACTATTAATAAAATGGAAATAGCAATTCCAGGAATAGCACTTGGTTTATTATATGTTGTAACAAATCAAAATAAAACAAATACCGAGAACTTTACAAATAATACATCTGAATTACCAAATACGAATATACCGAATAAAAACTATCCATCGGAATATCCTTTAAAATCCAGTGAAACAGAGCAAACATCGAAATTATCCACTACCAATAAATACGATAATGCAGGTGGTGCTTATACAGACAAGTATTTTAATACTGAAAGTTATATGACGACGCCTACTAGTAATTCTAATTCACAAAGTTCATCAGGATTAGAATATTTATCATTGACTGGTGAAAAAGTAGATGGTAGTTATTTTCAACACAATAATATGGTGCCGTTTTTTGGCAGTAATATACGTTCTCAATATAATGATAAAAATTCAAACGAAAGCGTTTTAGATAATTATGTGGGTTCAGGTTCTCAAACAATCATCAAAAAAGAAGTTGCACCTTTATTTGCTCCTTCTGAAAATCAAAAATGGGCTCACGGAGCTCCTAATATGAGTGAATTTTATCAATCACGCGTGGTTCCTAGTATGCGTATGGCGAATGTAAAACCATTCGAAGAACAACGCGTTGCACCTGGTTTAGGCTTAGGATATACAAATGAAGGGTCAGGTGGATATAACTCTGGTATGATGATGCGTGAACAATGGACAGAAAAGAATGTTGATGCATTACGTGCCGTAAATAATCCAAAACCAGGTGGTCATATGTTATATGGTTATGAAGGCCCTTCTAATAGTTTTATAAAGAATATGCACGATACAAAACAAATCGGTGTTTTCGAAAAAAATCGTCCAGAACGCTCATTTGAAATGTTTGAAAATCCAGTACCAAATGATTTGAGAGATTTTACAAAGGGAAAAAACTATTTAACTACCACTGTAGGTCTAGAAAAAGGCCAAACGTTACACGGTATACCTACTACCTCTTATAAAGATACCACTCGTCACCATACTACTACGGATTATATTGGTGGTGCTGGTTATGCTACAGAAGCTGAATATATTCCTGGTGAATATATGCCTTCACATAATATACAATTAGGAGAAGCACCTTTTACCCCAGCTAATGCCAGTGGTCGTAACTATGCAAACGACTCTGATTTCGGAATAAAATCCAAAACAGCTTATCCAAATAACCGTAGTGTAAATAAACAAGATAGTTATTATGGTGCAGTAGGACACGGTTTAACCGCGGTTGTTGCACCATTATTAGATATATTACGCCCATCGCGTAAAGAAAATGTCATCGGCACATTACGTCCTTATCAAAATCCGAGTACCACTGTTCCACAATCCTATATTTTTAATCCTGCTGATAGACCTGCCCCTACTATTCGTGAAACCACTGAAAATTCGAAATTTCATTTGAACGTAAATCGTAATCAAAATGGTCGTGGTTATGAAGTAACTGAACACCAACCTTGCGATACGATTCGTCAAACCACTGGTGACTTCTATTATGCTGGTATTGCAGGTAGTGACAAAAAACAAATGAAATCATATGAAGCACAATATAACCAACGAAATAATGATATTAAGAGTGCGACTATCGATGGACGTATGGTTCCTGGTAATATGAGTTTATTAAACAATGATATCAATATGCGTCAAGTAAGCCGTGATGAATATTTGAAAAATTCTCGCGTTGTGGTACCTAAAATGCCTTCTCAAAGTATAGATATTGCAAATATGGGACAATTACAAGGTCATAACAATTTATATCAGGGTATTCAAATGGATAGAAATAGTAGTGATATCTATGATGTGTTGAAATCAAATCCATATGTCGTCAATTATAAGAATGCATTATAAAGCGATAAGCGACTGCAATAAGCGAAAAGCATTAGCTAATTATGTTATAATAAAAAACAATCTAAATAGTTTTTATTATATAATGATAATAAATACAAAAATGTATTATCAACAAAATAATAATGATTTGAATAACGATTTCGAACCAATGTACCGTAAAAAAACAGTATCTCCATATTTTCATTTAGTACGTAATATGGGCATTATATCTACTTTTTTTGCAGTCGGATTATTTTTATTTAATTTCACTTTAACCACACCTATCAATACCATTAAATTAGATGCTAAGTTTACATATGCATCACTAGACGATTCCACCATTATTGATTTATTTGATAACTTTAAAACCACATATAACAAAACTTATGCCACTATCGAAGAAGCCACTTTACGCTACAATAATTTTCGTAGTTTTTTATTAACAATTGATGAACGTAATAGTAATGATACCAATGCATTACACGGTATTACCAAATTTGCCGATTTATCTCCTGATGAATTTAGAACGAATTACTTAGGATATAAACCACCTACGAATAGTAATAAATTAATGATTGAGTTAGATACCTATTCTGGTAATGAAAGTGTAATTAATTGGGCAAATATTTATACAACAGAAGTGAAAGATCAGGGTTACTGTGGTTCCTGCTGGGCTTTCTCGGCTACCGAACAAATCGAGTCTGATTCCATTCGATTAGGATTATTAACGACCACGGATACACTTTCTACGGAACAAATAGTACAATGCGACACGGTCGATTATGGATGCGGTGGTGGAAATACAGAAACCGCATTTGAATATGTTCGTAGTGCGGGTGGTATTGAATCTGATTCGAGTTATCCATATACTTCTTATTATGATTATACTGGGGTATGTAGTACGAATTCTATGAACTATAAGGTAACCGTGGATGAATATTATTCATTGTCTGGCGAAGAATCGATGATGACACATATGTTTTCAACTGGACCAATATCGGTATGTTTGGATGCATCCAGTTGGTCATCCTATGTATCAGGAATAATTACGACGTGTGGTATGGATGTTGACCATTGTGTTCAAGCTGTCGGTATAAATTTGGAAGAAGGATATTGGGTAGTACGTAATAGCTGGGGTACCGAATGGGGTAATGAAGGATATATATGGTTGGAAATAGGGTCAAATATGTGCAATATTGCATATGACCCAACCTATGTAGTTACATCATTAGTATAAACGCATATAAACATAAAATATATATTATTGTACTATGAATACACGTATAAAATAAGGCATAATAGCATCAATTACTGGTTGGGGAATTTTGGGATTCTATCGTGGAACTCGTGAATATAAGTATAAACATAAAATGGTCATGGAATCATATAATAAATCTATTATCTATTACAACGAAGAAAAAAATATATGAACAAGATAAACTAAAATATCCCACTATTTATGGTCGTGAGCCAAAACTACCAGATAGACCTGCGTATTTTTTTATTACGAGCATTTATTATGGGTTGTTTGAGTTTGCAATATATATAATTCCAATAACGTTTCCATTAGCCTTTTGGAAAGAACTTTATAGACTAGAAATAAAATTTCGTAACATAAATGATGAAAAAAACGAAAGATATTATAACGAATTGATATAATATTATATTTATGATAAAAATGATTTACTCTTTATCATAAAGACTCCGATTATAGCAACCAAAAACTACTTCTAAACAATAAAATCTTCTCTGTCAAAACAATGAATATTCGAAGACCAAATTCTATCACAGTTACTATTGTGTCTACCTGTCAATGCAAATATATAGTATTCGTAGATTCTTCATTATTGTCATCTAGTATAGGTTCATTGAAACTGTTACTATTTATGTTTGACGTTTTTCGTGAAGCTTTTTTCGATTCTATCACTAAGCCTTCATCGACATATTTACCATCTTTTATTGACTGTATATCCGCTAACAATTTTTTCGATATATTATTATTGGTTCGTTCAAATGTATTGATAAGCGATGCTAAAACATTCAACCCTACACCAATCCATATATATTCCCTTACATTATACCCTGTTGCTATAGTTGTGGTCAAAATACCAGCAGATTGAACAATATGAAATAAATATATCAATACCATATTCGTATCATTCAGGCATTGACGTTTATCAATAAATCTTTTCAAATCACCGAGAACATTTTCTTGAAATACTTTTTGTATTTGTAGAGAAACATCTTCTTTTTCTGAATTCATATATTATGTATGACGAAAATAAAATAAAAATATTGGTATTATATATTATAAAAGCGTATTATATAGAATGAAACAACCTCTATTCGGTATTCTTATTGATAAATTTGAGATATATTCATTAAAAGTAATTCATAAGCATATAAATGAACTTGAATTAGATAATACAAAAACATATCATAAATATGAATTAGATACTGGTATTATTATACGAAATGCTATCGATGAAGTAAAATACGGTAAAATATTTAATATATTAAAACAACATTTTCAAAATTCAAGAGTAGAAACCATAGATGGAATGAATGAACTCTATATTTCTAGTATAGGAGGAAGTGGTTCTGATAAAGTATTTGAAACAATGCATATCGATGGCCCTTTTCATTTACTACCCTTTTGTACCGTTTTGAGAACCATCGTGGCTATAAAAGGTAATTCTAGTATTATTACAGATTTTCCATTCCATAATCAGTATTATCAAATTCAAACGAATGAATATATTGTATTCGATTATAACCGAGATGTGCATTATATCCGAAAAGATTCGGCCATCCCCGATAACTCTGACCGTATTATATTGAAATTACATTATATTGTTACACCCGAGTTTTTACCCGCACCCGTTGTGAGATTTTATAAATATTTACATTATAAATATAATTCCACGATGAGAACCCTGTTTTTGAAATCACAAGAAGAAAATGCATTAGCTTCTTTTATCAATAATGGTACTGTCGCTTATTGCTATTTATATACATATATTGGTTATTGGAATACCATTTTGTTAGCGGTATTATTCTTTCAGTGGCTTGTATAAAACTTATTTTTCATTGGTTGCTAGATAATAACCGTGATATCCAATACTCGTAAATCCCAACATCAATAATATTTCAAATGCGAAACGTTTGGTTTCTTCTTGCTTATAACCGATATATACTAAGAGTGGTGCTATCAAAAATATATGAATATAATTGACCCAAGCTGATTCTCCCTTTACTAAATGTTTATATGCATTATAACCGTGAATTAAAAGGATTAGAATTCCAGTCACAAATAGTATTTGAAATAAAAATTTAGGTATCTCCGTTCTTCGAATACCGACATATAAAAAGAGAGAACCTATGATAAAAATATGAAATAGCTCAACAAAATTTCTATTCATATACTATATACTCAGTAAAAAATGCATAAAGGGTTTCATTATAAAAATACTGAAGTGAAACATCATAATGGTAAAAAAACCATACGTAAAGTCTGCATTCGAAACGGTAAAGGCTATAAAAGTGTTTGTCGTTATAATAAAGGTAAATGTTGCGGTACCGTGAAAAAAAACCTTTTACCACATCATATCGATAAAATTCGTGGTGGGAAATTTATCACTGGTTTATTTTCCGATTGCACAATGCAAGGTAAGAAAACTCGTAAAAATCGCAAATAATATATATGCAAAAATATAAAAACATTTTTACACTGTTTGTATAAATGCTTTTACTATCTATAAAAGTCGGCGTTTTAATTGTTAAAAGGTGTCAAACATTCAAAGGTATAAGAACTCTAAAAACATTTACTTTCGAAAATTGTTTCACGAAAAATTGTGTAACATATGACGGTAAATGTCCTTTTTTTCTGGTAATAAAATGTCCCAAACAAATTGGTAATGATTTATACAATCACATCAAACCATTCGCTCCACCTAAACCAATGGGTAGATGGAAACCAGAAGATGAAGATAGTAAAACTTTATCCAAAGTAGATTATGCAAATGAAGACCATTGTGGCCCTTGTGGTAATAACATAATAAAAAATATTCATAAATTCAAAGATTACTAATATTTTTACACCTTTTTTCATTTATTCGGAACAAAATAATGCACACATATTCACTGCTTCTATGTTATGTTCGGGTGTTTGAAATAAACGCTTTATCATATCATCATCTCGAAATCGTACGGTATAATCTTGTTGTATATTATTCCGTCCAATACGTCCCATTGCCTGTAATGTTTTTTGCTGTGTCATATTCATCAAATCTTTTCCGATAAATCCATGACAGAATTGATAGTTTGTACCATATATATAATCACTCGAAGCAATAATAATAAAGAGACATTGCGTATCTGCTAATCGTTTCATTACTTCCATATAATGAATATTGGGTTTTTCCATAAACATTCCAATACCCAATAATAATAACACTTTTAAATTATTTTCTATATCCAATAACATTATTGTTTTTACCGTTTCTTCATCGATATTGGGTAAGAAGGCATTCGTATGAATTTCACTCGTAGGTGCCCATATGTCTTGATGTGGTTTGGTATTTGGTATATACATAGGGTCTAATGCAATCATACGAATTTCTCTACGCATTTTATTGATTTCATCCATATATTTTTGTGATTCTTGTGTTAATCTTTCACTTTGACTACCATCTCCACCAAGATCTTTATTTTGACTCGATTTACTGATTAATCCCGACGATTTCTGATTCTTACTCGTCGCATCAAACGTTTTGGCTTGTTTTTCTAATATTAAATTTTCTAAGTGTTCGATTTGTTGGATAATTTCATTGTTTTTACTTATCTTCGCTAGAATCGCCTGGAATACTGTAGGCGAAATATTCGATTGTTGTATATAGAAATTACCGATTTTTTTCACATCATCCGTCAAGAATATAGTGGGGCCATCGGTTAATGTATATGCATCTGACGTAGTTATCAATATCCCATTTGTACTACTTTTAACTTGTTCGTGCAAATTAGGTGAAGACAAACTATTCATTCTAGTTAATACATTTGACTTCGTGTCTGGATTTAACGTATTAGAGGTTATGTTGTTTTCTACACTTTTCGTTTTACGTATCGTAGATTCTTTATATTTACGTACTTGTGATAATTTCATTGTTTCATATATCGTTTTCCAATCCGATTCCTTTACTTGTCGCAATATCCGTAAATAATAATTTTTCAATGAATTCATAGTAATATCTATAATTCCTCCTTCAAAATACGTATCCATTGAATATACTTCATCGATAAAATCTTCCTCATCCATATAATGGATAAATCGGATAATTTCACGTAAATCGAAATATCTCAATAATGTTTTGTTTTCTTCACAGAATTCAATGCATTTTTGCAATTCATTATAATCCGAATATAATAAATGTGGTAATACGCAATATCCGTCTTTATTTAATATCGGAATCGATTTACGACAATCATAACTCGTAATTGTATGTATTTGATCACAATCAAATTTTACTCGGAAATCATTGACAACATCCGCTATTTCGGCTTCTTTGGGAAGTGTCGCACACGATAATACCATATTCGGTATCTTATTTTCACACCAGTTACGATGTATGGTGGCGTGTAAATCGTGTTTTTCATAATCCATTGTAATGGTGGGTTCATCCCAATAAGTAATAATATCATCTGTTTTATTAAATGCTAACATATAATGCATTGCACATAAATAGGATTGTACATCACATATCATTATTTCGACCTTTGAACCTTCACTATTATCTACTTTGGCAATGGAACCTGAACGCTTATTTTTTGTATAATTCACAGCAGAGAAATAGTGTAATCGGATATCACTTGCAGTATCACACCCAAATGCGAAAGCCACTTTTTTTTCCATTGATATCGCTGATTTTGCGAGTGCTAATCCAATATGTCTTGCTACACATACAAATATGATACGATATTGATTTGATAATCCGATAGGTGAAAGAGTCTTACCTGTACCAGTTGGAGCAGTATATAATACTAATTTTGGCTTACCATAATTCATCTTACAAAATGTAAATAGGTCTTTTTGATGTGAAAACAATGATTTATCTTCGTACTTTAATAAATATTTATTTTGCTCAATGAATTCATAAGCATTTTCGATAATATCACTAATATTTGTATGTCTGGATATAATATCTACAAATTTATTGGTGATTTCTATCACGTATTTATTTATGTTTGTAATAGTTGCTTTTCTTAATTGTAAAAGGGTATATAAATAGAATGCATAAGTAGGGCTTTTTTTAGTAAGATTTTTTAATAATTCGTGTAATAGTTCAATGATTAAATATTCATATATTTGTGATGTATTTTGTTTGATATTATTATCTAAATTTTGAATACGAATATTATCGGCACTTTTCAGGCGTTTTATGGATGATCCCTGTAAGGTATCATCGACTCGTATATTGAATGGTTTTCCGTATTTTTCTATGATTTCATTCATCGATTTTTCGAAATACTTTTGGTATAAAAAGTATTCGGTTTCGGGTGTTATTTCTATTTTAACGAATGAATATAATGATTGATGTTGGTTTGAACGAATGTTTATATTATCATATCCATTGATAATCATTTTTAATATGTGTTTTTCATCCACCGTTATAGGGGATTCGATACTTTCCCATTCTTCGCGTGATAATTTTGATTGCGTCAAGTCCATTTTTTTGATTCGCTTCGTATGTTATAATATATTATCTTTTTATTACTATAATATAATTCAATTTTCTTCAGTATTAGATGATTATTAAATAATTTCAAATAAAAGTATCGATATTTGAACTTCCAGTTGAACTTCAACTATATAAAGAAAAAGAATATAAAAAATAGGCCATTATTATGATATTATAATGTTATCTAGTATATTTAGATTATCCAATCGTTCAATCTCTTCCAAAGCTGGTACTATTTCTGCGATGAATGTCTTCGAAAGTAGTTGCTATCATAAAATAGATTTCAAAATCAATGAAGAAAGTACTGTCAAAGAAGCCGTCATTAGACTAAGTGCTTTTAATATTGGTTGCTTGGCAGTAACGAATACGTCAAATAAAGTAGTCGGTGTGTTTTCGGAACGTGATTACATTAAACGTGTAGCATCATTGGATAAAAATCTGCAAGATACCAAAGTGAAACAAGTATGTACTTATGAGCCAAATATCATTATCGCTAAAAAAGATGATACAATTGAAACGTGTATGAATAAAATGATGTTCAAAGATATTCGCCATTTATTAGTCATTGACGATAAAAACGAAGAATTCATTGGAATGATTTCGATTAAAGACTTGATTAAAGAAATATTACAAAAAAATAGTGATACCATTACTCGTCTGAGTGACTTCAAAATTGGTAAGGGTGCTTTTTTCGGTAGTGAATAAGCCAACGAACATTTGATGTAAAAAAAGGTTTTTAGTTACATATATCATATAAAATTACTTAGTTGGAATATTTCTCACAAAATTCGTTAAATATCTCAGGGCATTTGATTTCCATTGTTTTGATATCAGTTCTGCACATTGGGCAATTTGGAGTACATTTGGAACGGTCGATTTCTAGCTTCTTCATAATACATTTATCACAAAATTCGTGATTACAATTCGTTTTTAATATATTGATTGTTTTTACTTCGTCTAAGCATATTGGACATTCTTTCTTTTTATTTAATTCATCACAAGTTTCTAAACATAATAATAAACTATCTACTTTCCATCGTCTTAATTCATTCATACCTGGTAAACCATTATTTAAATCAATTTGTTGTAGTGCAATATTAAAGCCAATATAGATTTTTCGTTGAGTATTTGGAGTTTGACCATTGTATATTCCTTCTAACCAATCAAATACTATTTCGACAATTTCTCCGCTCGGTGTTCGTAACGTTTGTTCATCACGTACCGTGGTTATTACAATATTAGTGATAATCTCTTCTAACGGTTTATTTGGATATCGTGCGATAAGTTCTTCTATTTTTCTAAAATTATTTATATATTGTTTCACTTGACCATCAATGAAGGGTTGCATCAAAGCATTTACTAATTCGGGTTTTTTTAGTTTTGTTGGTAATTGAAAATGATTGGCCATTATACGTAAAGTTTCTCTAGTTAATCCAGTAGTTAAGAAATTATACAAATCTTCTTTATTTTCACATATTTCTACACGGTTTTTTACATCTTGTATTAACACTTTCATTCGTGGGTCATCACAATTTTTATACTTATGTCCTTCTTTATTACAATATGAACAACAATTCTTCTTTTTTTCTTCCATTATTATAGTATTAGTTCGATTCTTTTCTTTTTTGGTGTTGGATAATTACAATACTTGAATAAAAAAGTAATTCAATTTTCCGAATTACCATTTTATTTTTTCTAGAAATTACAGTCATATTCTATTTCTTCATTTTCTTTAATTCTATTGGCTAACCACGTACATAAATCATTCCTCGACATAAATTGTAACATTTTTATGTTTTCTTTCATCAAGTCATATTTTTGCATAATAACATCCAAATTTTTAGATGTCATTATAGTATCATTCATAATAAATCCCTGTCCCCATTCATAATCCGTGCAATTACATACATAACTACGATTAGCGTGACACGTATGACAATGAAATTCTATGCATTCTGAATTGAAATGGATTTCGTATGATTTTTTTTCATTCACTCCAAGCGATATCAATTTGAGATAATGCCCCTGTCCATTACCAAATACTATTTTATCTAATTGTAACATATTCATTGTTTAACGATTATTGATTGTTGTTGTTTTTGGATATTTATATGGTGGAAGAGATAAAGTAATTCAATTTTATTATACACAATTAAAGATAATGTTCAAATGCAACGTTGCCGATAAATGTTTATCGGTGTAAAAAAATATAGAGCAATAAGATAATATATTCTATGTTCTCATCATTATTTCAAACTAACTATAAAAAAATTAATTTCGAAGATGTACAAAACGCTATAAAAAATACCCATCGATACCTAATCATAAATACTCTTTTAACTGGAGAACAAAATTGTCTTATTAAAAACACATTACCTTATGAGTTAGAAGAGAAAACAATAAACGATTTATTATCGAGTTATGATTTATCGAGTAAGCATATTATCATATATGGTAAAAACACGAACGACGAAACAGTTGAAACAAAATATAAGCAATTGAATAGTTTAGGATTTAGTAATGTATATATCTATATGGGTGGAATATTCGAATGGTTATTATTACAAGATATTTATGGTGTGGAAGAATTTCCGACAACTACGAAGGTTCTCGATATTCTGAAATTTAGAGCAAAACGAATATTATAATATTTGACATATGAAATATATTAATATAATATAAAGAATGATTCATAAAGTATTATTTTGGATTCCGATATTATTATTATTATTGTTTATCATTATAAAAAAGAAATATAAAAAGGATTTCGAGAACCTGAATACAGATATTATAGAAAAAGTTTTGATTATTTTAACATTGACCTTTTATTTTTATAAAGGCATACATATCGGTCTTATTATGGTTATGATAACAATTATTATGTATATATTTACACCAAAAGCTTTGGAAGGGTTTGGTGAAATGAATTCCGTAAATAATAAATTAGGAGATATGATTGATTCTGTAAATCAACCAAAAACCATACCCAAAAGAATTATACAAGCGTGGAAAACTTGGAGCAGTAAAAAACCCGAAATGTTCTCATTGTACATTGAATCTATTAAAAATAAAAATCCAAATTACGAATATCTTTTTTTTAAAGATGGACAAATAGACGAATTTCTGAAAAATAATTATCCGCATTACTATGAAACATTTCAACGACTACCAATGAATATTCAAAAAATGGACTTTTTTAGATATGTCGCATTATATCATTTCGGTGGGTTTTATTTCGATTTGGATATAACTGCATTAGAACCATTAGATGAATTATTAGATAATGACTGCGTATTCCCTATCGACGAAATCATACATAAAAATATGTGTAGTACTAAACGTTTTAATAACTTTTGTAGAAATCGGTTAGAATTTTTACTCGGACAATACGGATTCGCTTGTTCTCAAAAAAATAAATTCGTAAAGGTTTTAGTCGATGGAATTCATAATAATATTGATACATATGTTAAAAATTATGTCGCGAACTCTGAAGACTATGTATATATCACTACTGGCCCTGATTATGTAACCAATATGTATATGACTTACAAAAATAAAGATGATATAACCATTTTACATTACCCCAAGAGACAATATTTCGGTAAATATGCCCGTCATACATTTGCTGGAACTTGGAAAACATCTTCGTAAAAAATTGAATCTATAATATTTTATATATTGATATAATATTATACCACTACAACAAATTTTAATATAACAATGGTCAAAATCATTTCTATCGAAGGCAATATCGGTGCTGGTAAAACCACTATCTTGGAAAAATTACAACGTTTATTCAAAAATAATCGAAACATCATATTTCTTCGAGAACCTTTACATATTTGGGAATCTATACAAGACTCGAATGGTGAAAGTATTTTAGCGAAATTCTATGCCAATCCCACTGCATATGCATTCACGTTTCAAGTAATGGCGTTTGTTACTCGTCTATCAATGTTACGTAAAGCTATCAAAGAAAATCCTGATTGTAAAATGATTATTTGTGAAAGGTCGTTAGAAGCCGATAGACACATTTTTGCAAAAATGCTATTCGATGATAATATGATTGAAGATATTAATTATAAAGTATATTTACAGTTTTATGAAGAATATAAACGGGATTTCGAATTAGATGGTATTGTATATATCGATTCGGATGCTGATGTTTGTTATAACCGTATTAAAAAAAGAGCAAGAACAGGTGAAGAAGGAGTGCCTCTCGATTATTTGAAAAATTGTCAGAAATATCACGATGAATGGTTATCGGGAATCAACCATAAATTAAGAATTAGTACGAATGATGATGTAACTTATGATACGAGTGACCCTTTAGATAAAGGAATTGTCTGGTTAAAAATGATTAAAGATTATATTTATGGATTTATCGAGGAAAATAATCCCACGTATTCTAGTTTATCTAGTTTGTAAAACAAATAATATATAATTCTTTTTTCTTTTTTCTCTAATATGGTAATTTACATTTTTATCGGTGCTAATTTTGATACCACGTAATTATTCTTCGAATAATATTTGCGGTGATATACGTATTTTTGCATTATGTTGTAAAATGGAGTGATAATGAAAATATCGATGCTCACAATCTTCTATAAAATGTATATAATAATTACGATTTAACACCTCCATATTTTCTAATATTAAATGTTTCGGTATTTGTTGTAGATTTTCGTATATGTCAAATTCGTATTTTGAATCCATAAATTTATTCTTTTTGTATATTGCGAACCCATTAAACGCCGAATGACAATCTAATAATTTATCTTTATTCATATTTGATAATTTATTCGTAATATAATTATACATTATTAATGGCACTTCGCGTGACCCAAATTGTATATTCGGATTGTTATCCCAATGCCAACAACTCAACACATATTTATCTATCGATAATGCCCAAATATCATAATATTGTTTTCGATTAAATGATAATGCATCCCATTGATATTTATCATTGAACAAATATTCTTTCAATATATCTATGTTCATTTTTCCAGAACTTACATCATCAAAATCCATCATTATAAAATATTCATACTGTGGATTGTTATCGTTTTTTATATAGTTTATTATAGAATTTCTAGCATTACTTATATTTTCTGTTCTATACTTCGATAAAGGTTTATAATTTCTTATTATTTCTAACTTTGGAAAACTAGTTTTTAAGGATATCAATGCTTCATATGTTCTATCTTGTGATTCATCATATGCTATGATTATTTTATAATCATCTACTAGTTCTATTATTTTACGTATGTTTTCGAAAACTTTCGACAAATATTGTTCGCAATTTCTTACACAACCACATATATAAATATTTCGGTTATTTGTTTGCTCTATGTCGGGTATCGGTTTTATTTTTTTCTCTAATAAAAACCCTTTTTTCATTTTATTACTACATCTTTATATCTTTATATCTTTATATCTTTACGTAATCATAATACTGAATTTTTATTTACTACTATTTCTTTGAGAACATTTCGTTTTATTTTTTCAAAGAATTTTTCATCTTCTTCATTCGTCGTACCCCCTAATGCCACTTTATAATATTTTCGGAAATCTATATTGTCCTGAGTATCTAAATTGATACAATCTGGATGTTCATCTTTCCATTTAGTGAGCTGTTGTAAATTCTTGTTAGCCACTTGATTTACTACTTTTTTGAATTTGGTCTTTTTATCATCTTCCTTTTCCCATACATTATCGTCTTTGATATACAAAGTTTCACGCTTCGCATCTGTACAATGCATAGGTCGTTTTGTGGTATCCACACTATTCATCCGATTGATAATAATTTGAGTGATTCCTTCGATGAATCCAACCTTCCCTGTGTTCTCAAAATCTTTCGTCGTTAATTGAAGTGAATTTACAAAATCCGTGATATTCATCGCATATTTACAAGTTTCATTTAAGAAAACTTGAAGATTGAATTGTTGATTCGTAGTATTGTTTGTTGTATTATTCGTGGTATTGTTGATAGTAGATGTATTTTGTGATAATTCCACTATTTTATTATGTGATTCTAATAAACAATTCTGTAATTCCTTATTCTGTTTCATTAAATCCATAAATAATTCAACCGTAATAATGGGTGTTTTTATATCAGGTTCTCGAAATTCATTTGTTAATTCCGTTTTGTTTTCGAGAACCTGACAATGTTTCTTGTGTTTCCATAAACCACTATTATTTGCAAAATTTTTATTACAATTCATACAATGATAATCATTTACCGTAACAGTGTTCTTATTCATATTTCGAATATGTTTCATTGTAGTTTCGTGTTTATCAAATTCTCCCTTCTTCAATGTAGTGTAATTACATTCATTACAATGATATTGTTGCGAGTTTTTTAGAGATTTTTCGGTTTCCGTTGCGTTTCCTTTATGTTTTATAGTGTTAATATGATTTTCATAATCATTTTTACGTGACGTAGAATAGTCACATTTTTCACAATAATAATATTGCGAGATTTTTCGAGATTTTTTGGTTTCCATTTCGCTAAATTATGGAAATAAAAAAATCTCGCAACTTTTTACGAAAAAAATGTTATGCAAACAACAATTTCTATGAAAAAACGGATTTTACTGCATTATGCTTTGAAATTGATTTTTCGATTTTTTTCCAAAATTCTTTAAAAGGATTTATGAAAATTGGACATTTATAAATGTCCTTTTTTCCATGACCCCCCTGACTTTTTTTTGAGAAATTTTTTGGAGTATGATAGAACTTTTATTAATAAATGGATATATTTTTCTTCTACTAGTATGTAGAAGGATATATAATTTGATATAAAATTATATAATCTATATATAATTAAATTCATATAAAACTATGTACTATTATATGAATTGGGCAATTTCTAATTGAACTTTACAACGATTTTTACTGTCTCTTTTTTGATGCATTTACACGCCGATATGGATAATTCTTGACGTTTCTTACGGGTTTTACTATTATCGACCGATGGTTCATTTGATTCGGATATATTATCGGGAGAAGGTTTTCGTTTGGAAGTGCTATTACGGTTATTCATATCGTTCTCAATATCCTTATAATTTTCTTCGATATATTGGACGATTTTGTTTTCGATGGCCCACTTAAAGAAATTAAGTTGTCCAATAGTGGTTTCCATAAAATTATTATTATCATAGGGAATACTGATACGTTCCCAACGACAAAAGGGGTCGAAACGGCGTTTTGAATACGCTTTTAATTTTAATTTATAATCATTATACACTTTGAATCGATAAGTTTCTGGAGAACCTTCTTTTATTTGTTGTTCATACACAGTATAATATTTTTTGGCGAAATTGGTAACGAACCAATCGACAATACGTAGAGATATCTTGGATTCACCATTTATAATAGACATCATATTATGTAGATTTTCACGATTATTATAAAAATCCATCAAATTTTTCATTAATAATTCATTTTGAGT